AGCACCTGAAGAGACCGCCGGTCCCGTAGAAGAAGAAGCACCTGAAGAGACCGCCGGTCCCGTAGAAGAAGAAGCACCTGAAGAGACCGCCGGTCCCGTTGAACAGGTCGCCGCAGATATCCGTAACATTCTTACTGAAGTCCCTACAACTACTCCAGTTGAAAGTAGTGAACCCGTAGTTTCTGATCAATTATGTTCACTTAAAACTTTAGTAGAAGTTTTGGGCAAATGGTCTGGAAATGAAATTAGAAGAAGACACGTTGAAAATCTATTAAAAGAAGGGACAGAAGTTGATGAGAACTTAGATGATATTGAAAAATTTGTAGAAGTTCTAAAACTATGGATCGGAGAAGGTGGTCCTACATTCAGAGAACATAACCATTTTAAAAAATTAGATGAATATACATTATCAGGCGATTCTATAAATTTATCAGAAGAAAAAAAGGTAGAAGTTTTAAAAACATTAACTGAATTAACTATTAATGTTTCACATAGAAGAAAAAGTAATGAAGAGATTCAAAATGTTATGAATAATCTTTATTAATTTATTTTTATAAAATATATTTTAATTTTTTTAGTTTATTTAATTTAATTACTGTAAGCTAAACCACCCATACCCGACATGATACGGAGGACATTGTAGTTAACTGCGTAGACATTTACAGGTTTTGCTAAGGATTGAACTAACTGAGCATTGTCAATGCGCGAGAAGTTACAGGTTCCAGAAGGCTGGTGCTCTTCGGGTTTAAGGGCGAAAGAGTATACGGCTATTGTGTCAGTATTATTACCGGTCGATGTTTGCGTACAACCATAACCAGTATGGTGTTGCCATACTTGAGTTCTTGTGAAATATCTGAGATCTCTCTCTTTAAAGCGATCATGACCATTTAATTTGAGTAGAGCGGTTTCGTCAAGAGCAGAAGCACAGAGTTTATCTCTTTCATATAATAATAATGCTGTCGCGAGCGACAACCCTACTTTCCGCTGACCGGACCAGATTAATTCTTTAACGGGGTGATTAAAATTAAGATCAATAGTTCCACCTGTTCCTTCTGATGCAAACTGAACTTGTTCAATAAGGTATTCGTGTGAAACTTGAGCAAAGCGTCTGCGCTCATCGGTATCAAGGTAAATATAATCGCACCATAGTTTAAAATCTGTTCCTGCATCAGTGACATTCTCAGCCCCACCCACAGCTTGACCACTTGTGGCAAAAGTGGAGCCGTCATCAATTGCAATTAATTTATCTATCCCTTCAAAAGTAATTTTAACTTTTACTTCGTGGTATTGTAGAGCGATTAAAGGTAATGCTAAACCAGGATTACGACAAAACCAGAAATATAAAGGGACAAACAGTTTAGCAATAGCAGTATCTTTACCACCATCATTGGAAGTCGTGGTAAAACCATTCGCTTCGGGAGTTGCTGCAACTTCTGTATCCACTCCAGTTCCATTTCCACTCATAAGATTAAATAAGGTACTCTGAGAGCCAGTTGGATTAAATTCTGTTAACTGTGAATAAACAGAATGCCAGTGACCATAATGCTTATCAATTCTTTGACCGCCAATTTCTAATTCGCATTCTTTCATTACATGACTTCCATAATCACAACCGATTGCTAAGGTTTCGTTATTGTTTACGGTTTTTAAACTTACATCATGCTCCAAATACATTCTGTGAACTAAATCACCATTTCTGGAGATTGTGGCAACAACATCAGAACCGAAATCAGCAGAACCACTGAATGTTTGGACAATAGATTCCATAGAGAAGTTAGTGTGTCTGCGGTAGACGACTTTGAAGAAAGTAATTTGTGGGTTACCAGTAAGGTAAATATCTTGTGCGCCATAAGCTACTAATTGCATTAATCCTCCTCCCATTTTTTGTTTTTATAATATAACATAGAAAAAAATTTTAAAGAAATTAATTTAATTAATTTAAATTCTTTTAAAAGAATTGTTAAATGAATAAAAATATATTAAATATAAATTACTTAGTTAGAATAAGCTAAACCACCCATACCACTCATGATACGGAGGACATTGTAGTTGACGGCGAAGATTGTTAGTTTAACTGTGTTGGTGGGTCCTGAAGTGTCCTTTGCAATGAGTGTGGGCGTACCCCGGACCGCAACTTTCAGACCCGATCCAACCAATTGTGCGTTATCAATTCTTGAGAAATTACAAGTACCCGAAGGTTGATGTTCTTCAGGTTTAAGAGCAAAGGAATAAACAGCAATAGCGTCTGAACCCATAGGGGCAGCCGCATCTGTATCTAAATCAGAGTTAGTTACGCCAAATGTTGGTACAGCACCATATCCAGTGTGATGTTGCCATACTTGAGTTCTAGTGAAATATTTATTATCTCTTTCTTTAAAACGATCATGTCCATTCAGTTTCAATTGCCAAGTACCTTCCATAGTATCCAGAGAAACAGGACTAGCAGTTGTATCTCCCTGAGCAGTTCCAGCTGCGCCCAGCGGTTGGCATCTCCCTTTATCGGTACCAACAGTTTCATTTCTCATAGTCCAGACTAATTCCTTAACTGGGTGATTGAAATTAAGATCAATTGATGGTGATGCTGAATTAATAATACTTTCCGAATACTGTAATTGTTCAATTAAATATTCGTGAGATACCTGGGCGAATCTACGTCTTTCATCAGTATCTAGATAGATATAATCACAATATAAATTAAATTCTTTTCCATCCAATTTGACCTTACCTGTACTAGTACCTATGGGCATGGGGATAGCGTTAGCGGTAAATTCATTATTGGCGGATCCATCATACCTCCCCAAATTAGCAATTGTTTCAAAAGTCATTTTAACCTTGACTTCATGGTATTGAAGGGCAATTAACGGTAATGCGAGACCAGGATTGCGGCAAAACCAGAAATTTAATGGTAAAAATATTCTCCCAATATCAATTTTAGCTGACGCTGACGATGACACACCTTTAGTATAATCGAATCCATTAAAAACCCCATTAGCGGCCCCAAAACCACTATCAGTATTGTGATATGTAGAAGTATTAAATCCGTACCCATTCCCGCTCATTTTTTGATATAAAGTTCCATCCGAATTCGATCCGACGAGTACAGCTGTAGGATCCAAATTCCCCCCGAAATGACCACTTGGATTAAATTCAGTTAAATCAGAATAAACACGATTCCACATGGAAGTATGTTTATCAATTTTTTGACCACCAATTTCAATTTCACATTCTTTGATTAATGAATCACCATATCTTTCAACTAATCCAATCTGGTCGTCATTGTCTGGATCCACGCTTGTAAAATTAGCGGCGTGTTCCAAATACATTCTGCCAACTAAATCACCATTTCTGGAGATTGTGGCAACAACTTCACCACCGAAGCCAGCAGTACCAGAGAATGTTTGAACAATAGATTCCATGGAGAAGTTAGTGTGTCTGCGATAGACGACTTTGAAGAAAGTAATTTGCGGGTTACCAGTAAGGTAAATATCTTGTGCGCCATAAGCTACTAATTGCATTAATCCTCCTCCCATTTTTGTTTTTATAATATAACATAGAAAAAAATTTTGGGGAAACTAAATTCTTTTTTTATTTTTTATTTATTTTTTTATAAAATATGTTAAAATTTTTAGTTTATTTATTTAATTACTGTAAGCTAAACCACCCATACCAGACATGATACGGAGGACGTTGTAGTTGACGGCGTAAACGTTATAAGCTGCCGCATTGGTAGCAGTTAATTGGGCGCTATCAATTCTTGAGAAATTACAGGTGCCAGAGGGTTGGTGTTCCTCAGGTTTAAGGGCAAATGAATAAACAGCAATGGCATCAGAATTAATTGTTGAACCATATCCAGTGTGGTGTTGCCATACTTGAGTTCTTGTGAAGTATTTAGTATCTCTTTCTTGGAAGCGGTCATGACCATTCAGTTTTAACTGGAAATTTCCTGACATTGTTTCGGGGAGCCTTTTGAGGAGGAGCTCACGGCGGGCGGGGCCGATTCCCAGGTCGTCACCGGGGGCGGTAAATATAGAAGATGGTGTTCTGGTCCATATTAATTCTTTAACAGGGTGGTTAAAATTTAAATCTAAAGTGCCCCTATTATCAAAACTTTGGAATTGTACTTGTTCGATTAAATATTCGTGCGATACTTGAGCGAAACGACGTCTTTCCTCTGTGTCTAGGTAAATATAATCACACCATAAATTAAAATCCTGAGTTATAAGCCCGTCATTAATGTCTGATACCGTGTGGTTGGTGAGGCCGGGAACCACGACGCTCTGCGCATCGCCGACCGTATCATTAGCATCTGTGAACGGGGCGTTCATGACGTTATTACTATCGCCCTCAACTGTATTGTTAAATAGGTTTATTTTATCGTCGAATGTCATTTTAACTTTAACTTCATGATATTGAAGAGCGATTAAAGGCAGCGCTAGACCGGGACTACGGCAAAACCAAAAATATAAAGGAATAAATATTGTTGCACTTGCGACGTCCGCGATGGCCCCAGCTTGAGCATTGATAGTCCACGAACCCATAGTCCGCATCCCTGCCTCGCCAGGACCGGCGTTTAAACCCGTAGAAACAGGACCGCCATTGCCAGACATAGTATTAAATAAGGTTGATTTCACAGCGGACCCTTCCTCGAGGCCCCCGAATGTGGTGAAGGCGCCGTAGTGTGAATCGACATCAACAAGGTCGTAACCATTAGATTGAGCTCCTGATGGATTAAATTCAGTTAATTGGGAATAAACTGAGTGCCAGTGACTATAATGTTTATCAATACTCTGACCACCAATTTCTATTTCACATTCCTTAATTAAATTAGATCCATAATTCGGGCAGATATTAATATACTGGTGGGCGGCTGCACTTGCCGCCACCAATTTAACAACATGCTCCAAATACATTTTGCCAACTAAATCACCATTTCTGGAGATTGTGGCAACAACTTCATTACCAAAGTGAGCAGTCCCACTGAAAGTTTGTTTAATGGATTCCATAGAGAAGTTAGTGTGTTTGCGATATACAACTTTAAAGAAAGTAATTTGTGGGTTTCCAGTAAGGTAAATATCTTGGGCGCCATAAGCTACTAATTGCATTACCCCCCCTCCCATCCAGTTTTTTATAATATAACATAGAAAAAAAAAAAAAGAAAATTAAATTCTTTTAAAAAAGACTATAATATTTAGAAAAATTATTATTTATTTAGTTACTGTATGCTAAACCGCCCATACCAGACATGATACGGAGGACATTGTAGTTGACGGCGAAGATTGTGTCAACATTGACTGCTGTTCCAGTAGAAACTAATTGAGCATTATCAATGCGAGAGAAGTTGCACGTACCAGATGGTTGATGTTCTTCAGGTTTAAGGGCAAACGAATAAACAGCAATAGAGTCATCGAATTTTCCCGGACCTCCGGAGTTGGCCGGAGTGATTCCACCCGGACCAGAGTGATGTTGCCATACTTGAGTTCTGGTGAAATATCTGAAATCACGAACAGCAAAACGATCGTGTCCATTTAGTTTAAGTCCAAATGTTACGTTTGCTGCGCTGCCATGAACACCGGTGTTCGCAGTGACATCGACCCCAACTTTCGATTTTTTTACTGTCCATATCAATTCTTTTACAGGATGGTTGAAATTGAGATCAGTGTTCCCGCCGGTGACGGCTACTGTCACAGTCTGTTCTTGAACCTGTTCAATTAAATATTCATGGGAAACCTGGGCGAATCTTCGACGTTCATCGGTATCGAGATAGATGTAATCAGCCCATAATGAGTTTTTCCCAGTCGCCCAGGACAAAGTTATTGTATGATTAAGAATAATTTTAACTTCATGGTACTGAAGGGCGATTAGGGGTAATGCCAGACCTGGATTACGACAGAACCAAAATTGTAATGGGACAAAAACTTTTGTGAATCCGGTGCCGTCGCCCGAGGTTACATTTACACCACCCATACCGCTCATTTTTTGAAATGATGTTGCGGTTTCGCCCGCGGCGTTTGAAACAGTCCCTGTAGGATTAGGTTCAGTTAATTCAGCCCATGTTTCCATCCATAAACCAGTATGTTTATCAATCTTTTGACCACCAATTTCTAATTCAACATCTGTAATCCATGAAGCGCCCGGATTGTCCATGTTCCGGACGCTTCCGCCGGCCGCTTCGGTAATTTCCAAATACATTCTGTGAACTAAATCACCATTTCTAGAAATAGTGGCGGTACAACGACCATTGCTATCTTGTGTCCCATTCCAGGTTTGTTCAATAGACTCCATAGAGAAGTTAGTGTGTCTGCGGTAGACAACTTTAAAGAAAGTAATTTGTGGGTTACCAGTAAGGTAAATATCTTGTGCGCCATAAGCTACTAATTGCATTAACCCTCCTCCCATTGTTTTGTTTTTATAATATAACATAGAAAAAAATTTTGGAGAAATTAATTAAATTCTTTTAAAAATGACTATAATATTTAGAAAAATATATTAATTATTTAAAATCTATAGAAATAGATTATTTATTTAGTTACTGTATGCTAAACCACCCATACCACTCATGATACGGAGGACATTGTAGTTGACGGCGAAAATACTACAATTTGATGAAACTAGTGCTGCACCAAATACTAATTGAGCGTTATCAATGCGGGAAAAATTACAAGTTCCAGATGGTTGATGTTCTTCTGGTTTAAGAGCAAATGAGTAAACACCAATGGAATCATTAAACGCTCCGTCCCCCGCACCAGTACCCGAATCAAGACCTCCTGCTCCTGTGTGGTGTTGCCATACTTGAGTTCTGGAGAAATATCTACTATCACGAGCGGCAAAGCGATCATGACCATTTAATTTTAGTAGAACTGTACCGGTACTCATTGGTTGAATAAGTGTAGTATAAGCAGCCGCTCCAGCAATACCATCCGCCCCATCAGTAGCAGCAGTCCATATGAGTTCTTTTACTGGATGATTAAAATTTAAATCTGTACTTATAACTTTACCGACTGTTTGTTCTTGAACTTGCTCGATTAAATATTCGTGTGATACTTGAGCAAAACGTCTACGTTCATCAGTGTCAAGATATATATAGTCAGCCCATAATCTATTCTTAGTAGCAGTGAGAGCAGCAAACATATTATGTTCAAGAATAATTTTAACTTCATGATATTGAAGGGCAATTAAAGGTAAAGCAAGTCCCGGATTACGGCAAAACCAAAATTGTAAAGGTATGAAAAATGGTACAGAATTACTAGATGCCTGTACACCACCCATACCACTCATATTTTGAAAAAGGGTCCCGTTCACACCACCAGCGGCGCCATGAACACCTGTAGGATTAGGTTCAGTTAATTCAGCCCAAACTTCCATCCATCTCCCTGATTGTTTATCTATTTTTTGACCACCAATTTCTAATTCAATAGAGGTAATCGCTGCAGAGGAAGGGTTATTAAAAGTTGCCGCACACGTATTTGTAATTTCCAAATACATTCTGTGAACTAAATCACCGTTACGGGAAATAGTGGCGGTGCAACGACCATTCGCCCCATCAGAGGTACCATTCCAGGTTTGCTCAATAGCCTCCATAGAGAAGTTAGTGTGTCTGCGGTAGACAACTTTAAAGAAAGTAATTTGTGGGTTACCAGTAAGGTAAATATCTTGTGCGCCATAAGCTACTAATTGCATTAATCCTCCTCCCATTTTTGTTTTTATAATATAACATAGAAAAAAATTTTAGAGAAATTATTTAATTAATTTAAATTAATTAAATTCTTTTAAAAATGACTATAATATTTAGAAAAATATATTAATTATTTAAGATCTATAGAATAGATTATATTATTTAATAATTATTTAGTTACTGTATGCTAATCCACCCATACCGGACATGATACGGAGGACGTTGTAGTTGACGGCGAAGATTTTATTTATACCGCTTCTGGGGGCGGATGCCTCTAGTCTGGCGTTATCAATTCTTGAGAAGTTACATGTTCCACTTGGTTGGTGTTCTTCTGGTTTGAGGGCAAATGAATAGACCCCAATAGAGTCATCGAATTGTCCATCGAGACCAAGGTCTCCATCTGAAGTCACCGAAGTCAATCCGCCTGCTCCCGAATGATGTTGCCATACTTGTGTTCTAGAAAAATATCTCCAGTCACGGGCAGAAAAACGATCATGACCGTTTAATTTAAGTAAATACGTCTGGGTCTCTGTTCCAATTGCTATTGATGTCGGAGCCACCGTGCCACTTACTTTCGCTGAAGCACACCACACTAATTCTTTAACGGGATGATTAAAATTAAGATCACCGGTACCATCAGTTAATGATTGTTCTTGAACCTGTTCAATAAGGTATTCATGAGATACCTGAGCAAAACGACGACGTTCATCGGTATCAAGGTATATATAATCACACCATAATTTATTATCCTGCTTGTGTCCGGTCGCGGCTAACGTTGATGCGATAGTATGATTAAGGACAACTTTAACTTCATGATACTGAAGAGCAATTAAAGGTAATGCTAGACCAGGATTTTTACAGAACCAGAATTGTAATGGAACAAATAACTTATCCATATCCGTGCCAGAGCTGGCACCATCTATTACTCCACCCATTAAACTCATTTTTTGAAACAAAGTTCCACCTATGACTTTCCCGGTCTTGGCTTTACCACAAGCGCCTGTAGGATTAGGTTCAGTTAATTCAGCCCATGTTTCCATCCATAAACCACTTTGTTTATCAATCTTTTGACCACCAATTTCTAATTCAACATCTGTAATACATGAGGCACCAAAGTTACCCCCCTCAGCGAGGACGGTGTCTCCTGTAGTTAATTCTAAATACATTCTGTGGACTAAATCGCCATTGCGAGAAATGGTGGCAGTGCATCGACCATCTGAAGCTGCCGAAGTCCCATTCCAAGTTTGTTCAATAGCTTCCATAGAGAAGTTAGTGTGTCTGCGATAGACAACTTTAAAGAAAGTAATTTGCGGGTTACCAGTAAGGTAAATATCTTGTGCACCATAAGCTACTAATTGCATTAATCCTCCTCCCATTTTTTGTTTTTATAATATAACATAGAAAAAAATTTTGGAGAAATTAATTAATTAAAAAAATAAAAAATTAATTAATTGATTAAATATAAAATATAAATTTGAAAAATAATTTAATATTTAAAAAAATCAACTATATATTTATAAAATGGCAGAACAATATGAAAAGAAAGAACTCAGACAACATATCTATGACACCCCTGATACATATGTCGGAGGTATCGATAAAATTAATGAAGTTCTGCCCATCTTAAACGATAATAAAATCGTGTTTAAAGAAATTGAATATATCCCGGCATTATTGAATATCTTTAATGAGATTCTTGTAAATGCGAGAGATCAAATTGTTAGATTACAAGGTAAAAGTGATGAAGACCCTAATATTATCCAAGTATCTCAAATTAAAATTAACTTTAATGAAGATAATTCAATAACTGTATTAAATGATGGAAATGGTATTACTATAAAAAAACATGAAAAAGAAAAAATATATATTC